CTCACCAAGGCTGGCTGCGTCGACTGCGAGCTCGGCCGCACCGCGCTCGCCGCCTTCGACGGCGACGTGGAGAAGCTCGTGGAGGCGAAGCCCTTCCTCTTCAAGGCGCAGGGCCAGATGGGCACGGGCGGCAGGCAGGCGGGCACCGCCGACGCCGCCCCGAAGTCCATCAAGGAGGCCCTGCGGCAGACGAACCGCTAACCCCAGAAAGGAGCCAACATGGCTATCACCCTCGCCGACCTCGCGGCCAACTCCACCGACAAGATGGTGCAGGGCTTCGTCAACGAGACGATCACGGACAGCTACCTGCTCTCCGCGCTGACCTTCGACGACTGCATGACCGCGAACGGCACCTCCGACCTCGTCTACAGCTACAAGCGCGTGAAGACCCCGGCCGCAGCCGCGTTCCGCGCCCTCGGCGCCGAGCCCGCCGAGACCGCAGCCGTGGTCGAGAAGAAGACCACCGCGGTCGGCATCCTGTCCGACAAGTGGACCATGGACCGCGTTGCCAAGGACGCCGCCGGCGACCTCTACGAGCTGTACCTGGAGGAGTCCAAGAACGCGATCATCCGCAAGTTCAACTCCACCTTCATCTCCGGCGACACCGCCAAGGAGACCAACGGCTTCGACGGCCTCGCCAAGGCGCTGAAGGGCACCTCCACCGAGTTCACCTCCAAGACCGACCTGACCACCGTCACCCAGGCGGCCGCGCTCGCCTACATGGAGGAGCTGGACACCATGCTCTCCGGTCTCATGCGCACCCCCGACGTGCTGCTCATGAGCTCCGCGCAGCGCGTCAAGCTCAACGCCTGCCTGCGCGTGGTCGGCCTCGGCACCCAGACCATGGAGACCGCCGGCCGCGTGGTCCCCTCCTACGGCGGCATCGCCATCCAGGAGATGCGCGACGGCGCCCTCTCCACCGGCGACGTCTACGCCTGCTGCCTGGGCATGGACGGCGTCCACGGCGTCACCCTCGCCGGCGGCAACGCCGTGTCCGTGACCCTGCCGGACTGGTCCGCCCCCGGCGCGGTCAAGACCGGCGACTGCGAGCTCGTCTGCGGCCTCGCCGTGAAGGCGACCAAGGCCGCCGGCGTCCTGCACCCGAAGGCCGCCGCGTAGCATGGCGCCCGAGCTGACCTTCGCCGACTACGTCGGCGACCTCTACTGCGGCTCGCTGGGCGAGGACGCCTTCACGGCGGCCCTGCCCAAGGCCCGCGCCCGCCTGACGGAGCTCACGGGGGCCGACGTCCCCGCCGAGCACGCGCAGGCGTGGATGGGCGCCCTGTGCGCCATGGTCGACCGCGTCGGCGGCGTCGACGGCCAGGGCGTCAAGTCCGAGACCGTCGGCTCGACCAGCGTCACCTACGACGAGTCGCGCTCGGGGTCCACCGACCTCGACGCCGTCTCGCCGTGGCTGGCCGGCACCGGCCTGCTCTACAGGGGCTTGGCATGATGGGGTGGGAGAAGGTCACCGTGTGGCGGCGCGGCTCCGGCCGCTGGGTCCGCTTCCTCTACTCCGGCGTGCGCGTCGAGCAGGAGGAGGGCGAGACCCCGTCCGCCGTGGGGCCGACGACGGCCGGCGCAACCCGCGTCTTCTTCCCGGTCGACCCCGACATCAGGCCGGGCGACGCCCTGCAGGTCGGCGCGAGCCGAGAGGCCGAGCCTCCCGCCGAGGCGCTCACGGTCGCCACCGTGAAGCCCTGGTACATGAGGGGCGAGCACCACCACACGGAGGTGACGGCGAGATGAGGCTGAGGCTGAGGTCGGTCGACGTCTCCGGCGCGGCCGAGAAGGTCGACGCCGCGAGGCGCGCCGCCCTCGGCATCACGGCGGAGAACGTCCTGGAGGGCTGCACCGAGTACGTGCCCTACGACACGGGCGCCCTGCAGGCCTCCGGCGCCACCCGCCAGTCAGGCGACAAGGCCTACGTCGAGTGGGGCGGGGACGGCGAGACCTCGCGCTACGCGAGGATCCAGTACTACAACGCGTTGAACCACGACACGGCCCAGAACGCCCTCAGGGCGCCGAGGGCCACAGACCACTGGTACGACCACGCGCGCGCGGACCACGGCGACGAGTGGAACCGCGTGTTCGGGGCCGCCATGAAGGAGAGACTATGAGCACGACAGACATCTCCAAGCTCGTGACCGACTGGGTATCCGACGTGCTCGGCCCCGACATCGACGTCGCCTACGGCTGCTTCACGCGCCGAGCAGGCGCCTGCATGGTCAAGGCGTCCCCCGGCGAGCCGTGGGTGCGCCGCTACCTCTCCGGCGGCGGCGTGCGCCGCTTCGGCTACGAGGTCTACCTCCGGGTGATGCCGCGCGGAGACGAGGAGCCGCGCGTCGACGCGCTCGCGCGCCTCCGGCTGCTGCAGAGGGCGGTCGAGTCCGGGGAGTGCCCAGACGGGGTTTCCGTGCGCAGCCACGAGGTCACGAGCCTGCCGGCGCAGTACGCGACCGAGCAGGACGGGGCCGTGACGTACCAGATGCAAGCGACAATCACCTACATGGCGTAGGCGAGGAAGGAGCAAGAAATGCCCGGAAGCGACACCGCGGGCACCGCCCGCAAGCCCGTATCCATCTACGAGATCCAGCATTGGATCAAGTTCCCCGACGAGACCGCCTACGTGCAGGTCACCGAGGACACCAAGGCCGACCCCAGCCGCGACACCAACACCTACGAGCCGACCTACCTCGACCGCAAGGTGCAGCCGAAGTTCGTGCTCGGCCGCACCGACACCCTCGAGTTCGAGATCGACGCGATGGGCCCCGGCGGCATCCAGCAGAAGCTGGCCAAGTACGAGGACGAGACCGACGTGGCCGTCGAGTACGTCCGCACCATCGGCTACGACTTCGAGAAGGGGACCGCGGTCGCGCAGACCGCCCTCGTGGCCAAGCACGCGCAGGCCACGCTCAACATGAACCCCTTCTCCGGCGACGACATCGCGCCCATCGTGATGAGCCCGACCCTGACCATCACGACCGAGTACGACACCGGCACCTTCGACGCGACAAAGGCGACCTTCACGCCCGCAACCGCGTCCTCGTAGCCGCAAGGAAGCCCTCCCAAGGGAGCCGCCCGGAGCCGAGAGCGCCGGGCGGCTTTTTGCGTTACCCGTGGCCGACGATGTCGCCACGTAAACGGCCTACGACCCTTGGGAGGAAACCATGGCCAAGAGCTACACGCTGCGCAAGAACCCGACTGAGCAGATCACCATCGACGGCGAGGAGTACGAGGTCGAGCTTGGCAACCCCAGCTTCATCTTCGCCGCCGACGAGTGGCGCCGCACGCTCACCGGAATCTCCGAGAAGCTCGGCGAGGACGACCAGATGAAGGCGCTGCGCGAGGCCGCGAGGAGCGGCCGCGAGATCGTCGCGTCCGCCATGGGCGAGCAGGCGGCAGACCGCCTCGTCGGCGGCCCGAACGCGCTCAACGTCTACCGCATCATCGACGTCATCCGCATCCTCGTCGACGTGGTCGGCTCCGACGAGTCGATTGAGGCGATGCGCTCCGCCGCCGGCTCCACCGACACGCTCGACGAGGACTAGCCTTGCTCGGGGTGATCCTTCACGGGGCGCCGTCGACCGTCGAGGTCGGCGGCGCCCCCGTCCATGTGCGCAGCGGGTTCCGCGCGGGGCTGCTCGCCGAGACGCTCGACAGGGGCACGGCAGAGGGCCGCACGGACCTCCTGAGGTGCATTTACGCCAAGGGCGGGGAATTGCCGCTCGAGGTGTCGCGCAGGCCGGCAGAGGCGCTGTCCGCGGGCCTTGCGTGGCACGACGCCGCGTGGTGCCTCGTCGGCTACGGCGACCTGTCCGGCGGCGCGAACCGCCCAGGGCGCCCCGCGCCGCGCCGGGTGTTCGACTGGTCGGAGGACGCCGGGATAGTCGCCGCCGACTTCTCGCGGTTCTACGGCATCGACCTCGCCGACCCCGCCACCCAACTCCACTGGTACCGCTTCATGGCCCTGTTCCTCTCGCTGCTCCGCACGCCCGACTCCCTCGTCGCGGCCGCCGTCTCGGCCCGCTCGCCCCTGCACGGCGGCTCGAAGGAGGCCCGCGCCGAGCACTCGCGCCGGGCCCGCGCCTGGGCGTTATCGCCAACGGACGATGAGCTGCGCAAGGCCGCGGAGGCGAGGTTCTAGGGGGTAGCTGGTGGCTGACGGCAAGGTAGTAATCGAGATTCTCGGAGACCCGGCGAAGTTCAACGAGGCGGTGTCCGGCCTCTCTGCGTCGACGTCCTCCGCGCTCTCTCGCGTCTCCTCGTCCATGGTCGGGTGGGGAGCGGGGCTCTCCGCCGCGGTGACGGCCCCATTGACCGCAGCCGGCGTGAAGGCCGCCCAATGGGCGCTCACCACGGCCAGCGCCGCCGAGCAGGCCGACATCGCGCTCTCGACGATGCTCGGCCCCGAGCGCGCCAAGCAGATGATCGCCGACCTCACCGACTTCGCCAAGAAGACGCCGTTCGAGATGAGCGGCCTCACAAGCGCCACGCAGAAGCTGCTCGCCTACGGCTTCACGGCCGAGGACGTCATCCCGATGCTCTCCGCCGTCGGCGACGCCACGGCGGCGCTCGGCTCCGGCCAGGAGGGCATCGACGCCTGCACCCGGGCCATCGGGCAGATGCAGGCCAAGGGCAAGATCATGTCCGAGGAGATGCTGCAGCTCACCGAGCAGGGCATCCCCGCGTGGCAGTACCTCGCCGACGCCCTCGGCACCGACGTCGCCGGGGCGCAGGAGAAGGTCACCAAGGGCTCCGTCGACGCCGCGACGGGCATCGCCGCGCTGAAGGCCGGCATGGAGGGCGACTTCGGCGGCCTCATGGCCGAGCAGTCCAAGACGCTCGCCGGAGCGCTCTCCAACCTCGGGGACGCCGCCGAGGGCGCCGTTAAGGGGATCTACAAGACAGACGCCTACAAGGAGCTCGCGTCCTCCCTCGCCGGCCTCGCCGACCCGCTCGGCGAGCTGGTCGGGGACCTCATGCCGACGCTGGAGGGGGCCATGTCCTCGGCGGCGGGCGCCGTCTCGGGCCTGTCCTCCGCCGTCTCCAAGCTATCCCCCGAGCAGGTGTCGGCCGTCGCGCAGGCGCTCGGGCTCGCGGCCGCCGCGGGCCCCGCGCTGATGGTCGCCGGCAAGGCGCTCGGCTCCGCCGCCGCCCCGGCCGCCGCGCTGGAGAAGGCGATGGGCCTTCTCGCCCCGGCCAGCACCGCCGCCGCGAAGGCAGCCGGCACGGCGCTGCCC